AAGGGTAATGAGGTGCTTTATGACTCTGCCGCCGTCATAAAATGGTATGCCGAAAGGGATGCTGAAATTGAGAACGAAAAGCTGCGCCGGGAAGTTGAAGAACTGCGGCAGGCCAGCGAGGCAGATCTCCAGCCAGGGACTATTGAGTACGAACGCCATCGACTTACGCGTGCGCAGGCCGACGCACAGGAGCTGAAAAATGCCAGAGACTCCGCTGAAGTGGTGGAAACCGCATTCTGTACTTTCGTGCTGTCGCGGATCGCAGGTGAAATTGCCAGTATTCTCGACGGGATCCCCCTGTCGGTGCAGCGGCGTTTTCCGGAACTGGAAAACCGACATGTTGATTTCCTGAAACGGGATATCATCAAAGCCATGAACAAAGCAGCCGCGCTGGATGAACTGATACCGGGGTTGCTGAGTGAATATATCGAACAGTCAGGTTAACAGGCTGCGGCATTTTGTCCGCGCCGGGCTTCGTGCCCTGTTCAGACCGGAGCCACAGACCGCCGTTGAATGGGCGGATGCTAATTACTATCTCCCGAAAGAATCCGCATACCAGGAAGGGCGCTGGGAAACACTGCCCTTTCAGCGGGCCATCATGAATGCGATGGGCAGCGACTACATCCGCGAGGTGAATGTGGTGAAGTCTGCCCGTGTTGGTTATTCCAAAATGCTGCTGGGTGTTTATGCCTACTTCATAGAGCATAAGCAACGTAACACACTTATCTGGTTGCCGACGGATGGTGATGCCGAGAACTTCATGAAAACCCACGTTGAGCCGACCATCCGCGATATTCCGTCGCTGCTGGCGCTGGCCCCGTGGTATGGCAAAAAGCACCGGGATAATACGCTCACCATGAAGCGTTTCACCAATGGTCGTGGCTTCTGGTGCCTGGGCGGTAAAGCGGCAAAAAACTACCGTGAAAAGTCAGTGGATGTGGCGGGTTATGATGAACTTGCTGCCTTTGATGATGATATTGAACAGGAAGGCTCTCCGACATTCCTGGGCGATAAGCGTATTGAAGGCTCTGTCTGGCCAAAGTCCATCCGTGGCTCCACGCCCAAAGTGAGAGGCACCTGTCAGATTGAGCGTGCTGCCAGTGAATCCCCGCATTTTATGCGTTTTCATGTTGCCTGCCCGCACTGCGGGGAGGAGCAATACCTTAAATTTGGCGACAAAGAGACGCCGTTTGGCCTCAAATGGTCGCCGGATGACCCCTCCAGCGTGTTTTATCTCTGCGAGCATAATGCCTGCGTCATCCGCCAGCAGGAGCTGGACTTTACTGATGCCCGTTATATCTGCGAAAAGACCGGGATCTGGACCCGTGATGGCATTCTCTGGTTTTCGTCATCCGGTGAAGAGATTGAGCCGCCGGACAGTGTGACCTTTCACATCTGGACAGCGTACAGCCCGTTCACCACCTGGGTGCAGATTGTCAAAGACTGGATGAAAACGAAAGGGGATACGGGAAAACGTAAAACCTTCGTGAACACCACGCTCGGTGAGACGTGGGAGGCGAAAATTGGCGAACGTCCGGATGCTGAAGTGATGGCAGAACGGAAAGAGCATTATTCAGCGCCCGTTCCTGACCGTGTGGCTTACCTGACCGCCGGTATCGACTCCCAGCTGGACCGCTACGAAATGCGCGTATGGGGATGGGGGCCGGGTGAGGAAAGCTGGCTGATTGACCGGCAGATTATTATGGGCCGCCACGACGACGAGCAGACGCTGCTGCGTGTGGATGAGGCCATCAATAAAACCTACACCCGCCGGAATGGTGCAGAAATGTCGGTATCCCGTATCTGCTGGGATACTGGCGGGATTGACCCGACCATTGTGTATGAACGCTCGAAAAAACATGGGCTGTTCCGGGTGATCCCCATTAAAGGGGCATCCGTCTACGGAAAGCCGGTGGCCAGCATGCCACGTAAGCGAAACAAAAACGGGGTTTACCTTACCGAAATCGGTACGGATACCGCGAAAGAGCAGATTTATAACCGCTTCACACTGACGCCGGAAGGGGATGAACCGCTTCCCGGTGCCGTTCACTTCCCGAATAACCCGGATATTTTTGATCTGACCGAAGCGCAGCAGCTGACGGCTGAAGAGCAGGTCGAAAAATGGGTGGATGGCAGGAAAAAAATACTGTGGGACAGCAAAAAGCGACGCAATGAGGCGCTCGACTGCTTCGTTTATGCGCTGGCGGCGCTGCGCATCAGTATTTCCCGCTGGCAGCTGGATCTCAGTGCGCTGCTGGCGAGCCTGCAGGAAGAGGATGGTGCAGCAACCAACAAGAAAACACTGGCAGATTACGCCCGTGCCTTATCCGGAGAGGATGAATGACGCGACAGGAAGAACTTGCCGCTGCCCGTGCGGCACTGCATGACCTGATGACAGGAAAACGGGTGGCAACGGTACAGAAAGACGGACGGAGAGTGGAGTTTACGGCCACTTCCGTGTCTGACCTGAAAAAATACATTGCAGAGCTGGAAGTGCAGACCGGCATGACACAGCGACGCAGGGGACCTGCAGGATTTTATGTATGAAAACGCCCACCATTCCCACCCTTCTGGGGCCGGACGGCATGACATCGCTGCGCGAATATGCCGGTTATCACGGCGGTGGCAGCGGATTTGGTGGGCAGTTGCGGGCGTGGAACCCACCGGGTGAAAGTGTGGATGCAGCCCTGCTGCCCAACTTTACCCGTGGCAATGCCCGCGCAGACGATCTGGTACGCAATAACGGCTATGCCGCCAACGCCATCCAGCTGCATCAGGATCATATCGTCGGGTCTTTTTTCCGGCTCAGTCATCGCCCAAGCTGGCGCTATCTGGGCATCGGGGAGGAAGAAGCCCGTGCCTTTTCCCGCGAGGTTGAAGCGGCATGGAAAGAGTTTGCCGAGGATGACTGCTGCTGCATTGACGTTGAGCGAAAACGCACGTTTACCATGATGATTCGGGAAGGTGTGGCCATGCACGCCTTTAATGGTGAACTGTTCGTTCAGGCCACCTGGGATACCAGTTCGTCGCGGCTTTTCCGGACACAGTTCCGGATGGTCAGCCCGAAGCGCATCAGCAATCCGAACAATACCGGCGACAGCCGGAACTGCCGTGCCGGTGTGCAGATTAATGACAGCGGTGCGGCGCTGGGATATTACGTCAGCGAGGACGGCTATCCTGGCTGGATGCCGCAGAAATGGACATGGATACCCCGTGAGTTACCCGGCGGGCGCGCCTCGTTCATTCACGTTTTTGAACCCGTGGAGGACGGGCAGACCCGCGGTGCAAATGTGTTTTACAGCGTGATGGAGCAGATGAAGATGCTCGACACGCTGCAGAACACGCAGCTGCAGAGTGCCATTGTGAAGGCGATGTATGCCGCCACCATCGAGAGTGAGCTGGATACGCAGTCAGCGATGGATTTTATTCTGGGCGCTAACAGTCAGGAGCAGCGGGACAGGCTGACCGGCTGGATTGGTGAAATTGCCGCGTATTACGCCGCAGCACCGGTCCGGCTGGGAGGCGCAAAAGTGCCGCACCTGATGCCGGGGGACTCACTGAACCTGCAGACGGCTCAGAACACGGATAACGGCTACTCCGTGTTTGAGCAGTCACTGTTGCGGTATATCGCTGCCGGGCTGGGTGTCTCGTATGAGCAGCTTTCCCGGAATTACGCCCAGATGAGCTACTCCACGGCACGGGCCAGTGCGAACGAGTCGTGGGCGTACTTTATGGGGCGGCGAAAATTCGTCGCATCCCGTCAGGCGAGCCAGATGTTTCTGTGCTGGCTGGAAGAGGCCATCGTTCGCCGCGTGGTGACGTTACCTTCAAAAGCGCGTTTCAGCTTTCAGGAAGCCCGCAGCGCCTGGGGGAACTGTGACTGGATAGGCTCCGGTCGTATGGCCATCGATGGTCTGAAAGAAGTACAGGAAGCGGTGATGCTGATAGAAGCCGGACTGAGCACCTACGAGAAAGAGTGCGCGAAACGCGGTGACGACTATCAGGAAATTTTTGCCCAGCAGGTTCGTGAAACGATGGAGCGCCGCGCGGCTGGTCTTAAACCGCCCGCCTGGGCGGCTGCGGCATTTGAATCCGGGCTGCGACAATCAACAGAGGAGGAGAAGAGTGACAGCAGAGCTGCGTAATCTCCCGCATATTGCCAGCATGGCCTTTAATGAGCCGCTGATGCTTGAACCCGCCTATGCGCGGGTTTTCTTTTGTGCGCTTGCAGGCCAGCTTGGGATCAGCCGCCTGACAGATGCGGTGTCCGGTGACAGCCTGACTGCCGGAGAGGCACCCGCGACGCTGGCGTTATCCGGTGATGATGACGGACCACGACAGGCCCGCAGTTATCAGGTCATGAACGGCATCGCCGTGCTGCCGGTTTCCGGCACGCTGGTCAGCCGGACGCGGGCGCTGCAGCCGTATTCGGGGATGACCGGTTACAACGGCATTATCGCCCGTCTGCAACAGGCTGCCAGCGATCCGATGGTGGACGGCATTCTGCTCGATATGGACACGCCCGGCGGGATGGTGGCGGGGGCATTTGACTGCGCTGACATCATCGCCCGTGTGCGTGACATAAAACCGGTATGGGCGCTGGCCAACGACATGAACTGCAGTGCAGGTCAGTTGCTTGCCAGTGCCGCCTCCCGGCGTCTGGTCACGCAGACCGCCCGGACAGGCTCCATCGGCGTCATGATGGCTCACAGTAATTACGGCGCTGCGCTGGAGAAACAGGGTGTGGAAATCACGCTGATTTACAGCGGCAGCCATAAGGTGGATGGCAACCCCTACAGCCATCTTCCGGATGATGTCCGGGAAACACTGCAGTCCCGGATGGATGCAACCCGCCGGATGTTTGCGCAGAAGGTGTCGGCATATACCGGCCTGTCCGTGCAGGCCGTGCTGGATACCGAGGCTGCAGTATACAGCGGTCAGGAGGCCATTGATGCCGGACTGGCTGATGAACTTGTTAACAGCACCGATGCGATCACCGTCATGCGTGATGCACTGGATGCACGTAAATCCCGTCTCTCAGGAGGGCGAATGACCAAAGAGACTCAATCAACAACTGTTTCTGCCACTGCTTCGCAGGCTGACGTTACTGACGTGGTTCCAGCGACGGAGGGCGAAAACGCCAGCGCGGCGCAGCCGGACGTGAACGCGCAGATCACCGCAGCGGTTGCGGCAGAAAACAGCCGCATTATGGGGATCCTCAACTGTGAGGAGGCCCACGGACGTGAAGAACAGGCACGCGTGCTGGCAGAAACCCCCGGAATGACCGTGGAAACGGCCCGCCGCATTCTGGCCGCAGCACCACAGAGTGCACAGGCGCGCAGTGACACTGCGCTGGATCGTCTGATGCAGGGGGCACCGGCACCGCTGGCTGCAGGTAACCCGGCATCCGATGCCGTTAACGATTTGCTGAACACACCAGTGTAAGGGATGTTTATGACGAGCAAAGAAACCTTTACCCATTACCAGCCGCTGGGCAACAGTGACCCGGCTCATACCGCAACCGCGCCCGGCGGATTGAGTGCGAAAACGCCTGCAATGACCCCGCTGATGCCGGATACCTCCACCCGTAAGCTGGTTGCGTGGGATGGCACCACTGACGGTGCTGCTGTTGGCATTCTGGCGGTTGCTGCTGACCAGACCAGCACCACGCTGACGTTCTACAAGTCCGGCACGTTCCGTTATGAGGATGTGCTCTGGCCGGATGCTGCCAGCGACGAGACGAAAAAACGGACCGCGTTTGCCGGAACGGCAATCAGCATCGTTTAACCTGACCCTTCATCACTAAAGGCCGCCTTTGCGGCTTTTTTTACGGGATTTTTTTATGTCGATGTACACAACCGCCCAGCTGCTGGCGGCAAATGAGCAGAAATTTAAGTTTGATCCGCTGTTTCTGCGTCTCTTTTTCCGTGAGAGCTATCCCTTCACCACGGAGAAAGTCTATCTCTCACAAATTCCGGGACTGGTAAACATGGCGCTGTACGTTTCGCCGATTGTTTCCGGTGAGGTTATCCGCTCCCGTGGCGGCTCCACCTCTGAATTTACGCCGGGATATGTCAAACCCAAGCATGAAGTGAATCCGCAGATGACCCTGCGTCGCCTGCCGGATGAAGATCCGCAGAATCTGGCGGACCCGGCTTACCGTCGCCGTCGCATCATCATGCAGAACATGCGTGACGAAGAGCTGGCCATTGCCCAGGTGGAAGAGATGCAGGCCGTTTCTGCCGTGCTTAAGGGCAAATACACCATGACCGGTGAAGCCTTCGATCCGGTTGAGGTGGATATGGGTCGCAGTGCGGCGAATAACATCACGCAGTCCGGCGGCACGGAGTGGAGTAAGCGTGATAAGTCCACGTATGACCCGACCGACGATATCGAAGCCTACGCGCTGAACGCCAGCGGTGTGGTGAATATCATCGTGTTTGATCCGAAAGGCTGGGCGCTGTTCCGTTCCTTCAAAGCTGTCAGGGAGAAGCTGGATACCCGTCGCGGCTCTCATTCCGAACTGGAGACAGCGGTAAAAGACCTGGGCAAAGCGGTGTCTTATAAGGGAATGTATGGCGATGTGGCCATCGTCGTGTATTCCGGACAGTACGTGGAAAATGGTGTCAAAAAGAACTTCCTGCCGGACAACACGATGGTGCTGGGCAACACTCAGGCACGCGGTCTGCGCACCTATGGCTGCATTCAGGATGCGGACGCACAGCGCGAAGGCATTAACGCCTCTGCCCGTTACCCGAAAAACTGGGTGACCACCGGCGATCCGGCGCGTGAGTTCACCATGATTCAGTCAGCACCGCTGATGCTGCTGGCTGACCCTGATGAGTTCGTGTCCGTACAACTGGCGTAATCATGGCCCTTCGGGGCCATTGTCTCTCTGTGGAGAAGTCCATGACGAAAGATGAACTGATTGCCCGTCTCCGCTCGCTGGGTGAACAACTGAACCGTGATGTCAGCCTGACGGGGACGAAAGAAGAACTGGCGCTCCGTGTGGCAGAGCTGGAAGAAGAGCTTGATGACACGGATGACACTGCCGGTCAGGACACCCCTCTCAGCCAGGAAAATGTGCTGACCAGGCATGAAAATGAGGTGGTGTCAGCGCAGCCGGGTACCGTGACTGATACGGCTGATCTGGTCACGGTTGTGGCACTGGTGACGCTGCATACTGATGCACTTCACGCCACGCGGGATGAGGCTGTGGCATTTGTGCTGCCGGGAACGGCGTTCCGTGTTTCTGCCAGTGTGGCAGCCGAAATGACAGAACATGGCCTGGCCAGAATGCAATAACGGGAGGCGCTGTGGCTGATTTCGATAACCTGTTCGATGCTGCCATTGCCCGCGCCGATGAAACGATACGCGGGTACATGGGAACGTCAGCCACCATGACATCCGGTGAGCAGTCCGGCGCAGTAATACGTGGTGTTTTTGATGACCCTGAAAATATCAGCTATGCCGGACAGGGCGTGCGTGTTGAAGGCTCCAGCCCGTCCCTGTTTGTCCGGACTGATGATGTGCGGCAGCTGCGGCGCGGCGACACGCTGACCATCGGTGAGGAAAACTTCTGGATAGACCGGATTTCACCGGATGATGGCGGAAGCTGCCATCTCTGGCTTGGGCGTGGCGTACCGCCTGCCGTTAACCGTCGCCGCTGAAAGGGGGATGTATGGCCATAAAAGGTCTTGAGCAGGCCGTTGAAAACCTCAGCCGTATCAGCAAAACGGCAGTGCCCGGTGCCTCCGCAATGGCCATTAACCGCGTGGCCACAACGGCAATGAATCAGTCGGCGTCACAGGTTGCCCGTGAGACAAAGGTGCGGCGAAAACTGGTAAAGGAAAGGGCCAGACTGAAAAAGGCCACGGTCAAAAATCCGCACGTAAAAATCATTGTTAACCGCGGTGATTTACCTGTCATCAAACTGGGGATACGGATCACCGGAAGTCGTCCCAACAGTACGCTACGGGCCGGTCAGCATCGTTATCAGCGGGCATTTATCCAGCGATTAAAAAATGGTCGCTGGCATGTCATGCAGCGTGTGGCCGGGAAAAACCGTTACCCCATTGATGTGGTGAAAATCCCGATGGCGGTGCCGCTGACCACGGCGTTTAAACAGAATATTGAACAGATACGGCGTGAACGTTTGCCGAAAGAACTGGAATACGCCCTGAAACAACAACTGAGGATTGCGATAAAGCGATGAAACATACTGAACTCCGTGCAGCCGTACTGGATGCACTGGAGAAGCATGACACCGGGGCGACGCTTTTTGATGGTCGCCCCGCTGTTTTTGATGAGGCGGATTTTCCGGCAGTTGCCGTTTATCTCACCGGCGCTGAATACACGGGCGAAGAGCTGGACAGCGATACCTGGCAGGCGGAGCTGCATATCGAAGTTTTCCTGCCTGCTCAGGTGCCGGATTCAGAGCTGGATGCGTGGATGGAGTCCCGGATTTATCCGGTGATGAGTGATATCCCGGCACTGTCAGATTTGATCACCAGTATGGTGGCCAGCGGCTATGACTACCGGCGCGACGATGATGCGGGCCTGTGGAGTTCAGCCGATCTGACTTATGTCATTACCTATGAAATGTGAGGACGCTATGCCTGTACCAAATCCAACAATGCCGGTGAAAGGTGCCGGGACCACACTGTGGGTTTATAAGGGGAGCGGTGACCCTTATGCGAATCCGCTTTCAGACGTTGACTGGTCGCGTCTGGCAAAAGTTAAAGACCTGACGCCCGGCGAACTGACCGCTGAGTCCTATGACGACAGCTATCTCGATGATGAAGATGCAGACTGGACTGCGACCGGGCAGGGGCAGAAATCTGCCGGAGATACCAGCTTCACGCTGGCGTGGATGCCCGGAGAGCAGGGGCAGCAGGCGCTGCTGGCGTGGTTTAATGAAGGTGATACCCGTGCCTATAAAATCCGCTTCCCGAACGGCACGGTCGATGTGTTCCGTGGCTGGGTCAGCAGTATCGGTAAGGCGGTGACGGCGAAGGAAGTGATCACCCGCACGGTGAAGGTCACCAATGTGGGCCGTCCGTCAATGGCAGAAGATCGCAGTACGGTGACGGCGGCAACCGGTATGACGGTAACGCCTGCCAGCTCCTCGGTGGTGACAGGGCAGAGCACCACGCTGACCGTGGCATTCCAGCCGGAGGGCGCAACTGACAAGAGCTTCCGTGCGGTGTCAGCGGATAAAACAAAAGCCACCGTGTCGGTCAGTGGTATGACCATCACCGTGAAAGGCGTTGCTGCAGGTAAGGTCAACATTCCGGTTGTATCCGGTAATGGTGAACTTGCTGCGGTTGCAGAAATCACTGTCACCGACAGTTAATCCGGAGAGTCAGCGATGTTCCTGAAAACCGAATCATTTGAACATAACGGCGTGACCGTCACGCTTTCTGAACTGTCAGCCCTGCAGCGTATTGAGCATCTCGCCCTGATGAAACGGCAGGCAGAACAGGCGGAGTCAGACAGCAACCGGAAGTTTACTGTGGAAGACGCCATCAGAACCGGCGCGTTTCTGGTGGCGATGTCCCTGTGGCATAACCATCCGCAGAAGACGCAGATGCCTTCCATGAATGAAGCCGTTAAACAGATTGAGCAGGAAGTGCTTACCACCTGGCCCACGGAGGCAATTTCTCATGCTGAAAACGTGGTGTACCGGCTGTCCGGTATGTATGAGTTTGTGGTGAATGATGCTCCTGAACAGACAGAGGACGCCGGGCCTGCAGAGCCTGTTTCTGCGGGAAAGTGTTCGATGGTGAGCTGAGTTTTGCCCTGAAACTGGCGCGTGAGATGGGGCGCCCCGACTGGCGTGCCATGCTTGCCGGGATGTCATCCACGGAGTATGCCGACTGGCACCGCTTTTACAGTACCCATTATTTTCATGATGTTCTGCTGGATATGCACTTTTCCGGGCTGACGTACACCGTGCTCAGCCTGTTTTTCAGCGATCCGAATATGCATCCGCTGGATTTCAGTCTGCTGAACCGGCGCGAGGCTGACGAAGAGCCTGAAGATGATGTGCTGATGCAGAAAGCGGCAGGGCTTGCCGGAGGTGTCCGCTTTGGCCCGGACGGGAATGAAGTTATCCCTACTTCCCCGGATGTGGCGGACATGACGGAGGATGACGTAATGCTGATGACAGTATCAGAAGGGATCGCAGGAGGAGTCCGGTATGGCTGAACCGGTAGGCGATCTGGTCGTTGATTTGAGTCTGGATGCGGCCAGATTTGACGAGCAGATGGCCAGAGTCAGGCGTCATTTTTCCGGTACGGAAAGTGATGCGAAAAAAACAGCGGCAGTCGTTGAACAGTCGATGAACCGACAGGCGCTGGCTGCACAGAAAGCGGGGATTTCCGTCGGGCAGTATAAAGCTGCCATGCGTATGCTGCCTGCGCAGTTCACCGACGTGGCCACGCAGCTTGCAGGCGGGCAAAGTCCGTGGCTGATCCTGCTGCAACAGGGCGGTCAGGTGAAGGACTCCTTCGGCGGGATGATCCCCATGTTCAGGGGACTTGCCGGTGCGATCACCCTGCCGATGGTTGGTATCACTTCGCTAGCGGTGGCGACCGGTGCGCTGGCGTATGCCTGGTATCAGGGTGACTCAACCCTGTCTAATTTCAACAAAACGCTGGTCCTTTCCGGTAATCAGGCGGGACTGACGGCAGATCGTATGCTGGCCCTGTCCAGATCCGGGCAGGCGGCAGGGCTGACGTTTAACCAGACCAGCGAGTCACTGACGGCGCTGGTGAATGCCGGTGTACGTGGTGGTGAGCAGTTTGAGGCAATCAGCCAGAGTGTGGCGCGTTTCTCCTCTGCATCCGGCGTGGAGGTGGACAAGGTCGCTGAAGCCTTCGGGAAGCTGACCACAGACCCGACGTCGGGACTGACAGCGATGGCGCGCCAGTTCCATAACGTGACGGCGGAACAGATTGCGTATGTTGCTCAGTTGCAGCGTTCCGGCGATGGGGCCGGGGCATTGCAGGCGGCGAACGAGGCCGCAACGAAAGGGTTTGATGACCAGACCCGCCGCCTGAAAGAGAACATGGGTACGCTGGAGACCTGGGCAGACAGGACTGCGCGGGCATTCAAATCCATGTGGGATGCGGTGCTGGATATTGGTCGCCCGGACTCCTCTGCTGATATGCTCGCCAAAGCTGAAAAGGCTTTTGATGAAGCGGATAAAAAATGGCAGTGGTATCAGAGCCGAAGCCACCGGCGCGGTAAAACCTCAGCATTTCTTGCCAATCTCCGTGGAGCATGGGAGGACAGAGCGAATGCGCAACTTGGGCTTTCAGCCGCCACGTTGCAGGCCGATCTTGAAAAGGCCAGAGAGATGGCAGCAAAGGACTGGGCCGACTCTGAGGCATCACGGCTGAAATATACCGAAGAGGCGCAGAAGGCTTACGAACGCCTGCAGACGCCGCTGGAGAAATATACCGCCCGTCAGGAAGAACTGAACAAGGCACTGAAGGACGGGAAAATCCTGCAGGCAGATTACAACACGCTGATGGCGGCGGCGAAAAAGGACTATGAAGCGACGCTGAAAAAGCCGAAACAGTCCGGCGTGAAGGTGTCTGCGGGCGATCGTCAGGAAGACAGTGCTCATGCTGCCCTGCTGACGCTTCAGGCTGAACTCCGGACGCTGGAGAAGCATGCCGGAGCAAATGAGAAAATCAGCCAGCAGCGCCGGGATTTGTGGAAGGCAGAAAGTCAGTTCGCGGTACTGGAGGAGGCGGCACAACGTCGCCAGCTGTCCGCACAGGAGAAATCCCTGCTGGCGCATAAAGATGAGACGCTGGAGTACAAACGCCAGCTGGCTGCACTTGGCGACAAGGTTACGTATCAGGAGCGCCTGAACGCGCTGGCGCAGCAGGCGGATAAATTCGCACAGCAGCAACGGGCAAAACGGGCCGCCATTGATGCGAAAAGCTGGGGGCTGACTGACCGGCAGGCAGAACGGGAAGCCACGGAACAGCGCCTGAAGGAACAGTATGGCGATAATCCGCTGGCGCTGAATAACGTCATGTCAGAGCAGAAAAAGACCTGGGCGGCTGAAGACCAGCTTCGCGGGAACTGGATGGCAGGCCTGAAGTCCGGCTGGAGTGAGTGGGAAGAGAGCGCCACGGACAGTATGTCGCAGGTAAAAAGTGCAGCCACGCAGACCTTTGATGGTATTGCACAGAATATGGCGGCGATGCTGACCGGCAGTGAGCAGAACTGGCGCAGCTTCACCCGTTCCGTGCTGTCCATGATGACAGAAATTCTGCTTAAGCAGGCAATGGTGGGGATTGTCGGAAGTATAGGCAGCGCCATTGGCGGCGGCGCATCAGCGTCAGGCGGTACAGCCATTCAGGCAGCTGCGGCGAAATTCCATTTTGCGGCCGGAGGGTTTACGGGAACCGGCGGCAAATATGAGCCAGCGGGGATTGTTCACCGTGGTGAATTTGTCTTCACGAAGGAGGCAACCAGCCGGATTGGCGTAGGAAATCTTTACCGGCTGATGCGCGGCTATGCCACCGGCGGTTATGTCGGTACACCGGGCAGCATGGCGGACAGCCGGTCGCAGGCGTCCGGGACGTTTGAGCAGAATAACCATGTGGTGATTAACAACGACGGCACGAACGGTCAGATAGGGCCACAGGCACTGAAGGCGGTTTATGACGTAGCCCGTAAGGCGGCAATGGATGTTGTGACCGGGCAGATGCGCGATGGTGGTCTGTTCTCCGGAGGTGGACGATGAAAACCTTCCGCTGGAAAGTGAAACCCGGTATGGATGTGGCTTCGGCCCCTTCCGTAAGAAAGGTGCGCTTTGGTGATGGCTATTCCCAGCGAGCGCCTGCCGGGCTGAATGCCGACCTGAAAACGTACAGCGTGACGCTTTCTGTTCCCCGTTGGGAGGCCACGGCGCTTGAGTCGTTTCTGGCTGAGCACGGGGGCTGGAAATCCTTTCTGTGGACGCCGCCTTATGAGTGGCGGCAGATAAAGGTGACCTGCGCAAAATGGTCGTCGCGGGTCAGTATGCTGCGTGTTGAGTTCAGCGCAGAGTTTGAACAGGTGGTGAACTGATGCAGGATATCCGGCAGGAAACACTGAATGAATGCACCCGTGCGGAGCAGTCGGCCAGCGTGGTGCTCTGGGAAATCGATCTGACAGAGGTCGGTGGAGAACGTTATTTTTTCTGTAATGAGCAGAACGAAAAAGGTGAGCCAGTCACCTGGCAGGGGAGGCAGTATCAGGCGTATCCCATTCAGGGGAGCGGTTTTGAACTGAATGGCAAAGGCACCAGTACGCGGCCCACGCTGGCAGTCTCTAACCTGTACGGTATGGTCACCGGGATGGCGGAGGATTTGCAGAGTCTGGTCGGCGGAACGGTGGTCAGGCGTAAGGTTTATGCCCGTTTTCTGGATGCGGTGAACTTCGTCAACGGAAACAGCGAAGCCGATCCGGAGCAGGAGGTGATCAGCCGCTGGCGCATCGAGCAGTGCAGCGAACTGAGCGCGGTCAGCGCGACCTTTGTGCTGGCCACACCGACGGAAACGGATGGCGCTGTTTTTCCGGGGCGTATCATGCTGGCCAACACCTGTACCTGGACCTATCGCGGTGATGAGTGCGGTTATAGCGGTCCGGCTGTCGCGGATGAATATGACCAGCCAACGTCCGATATCACGAAGGATAAATGCAGCAAATGCCTGAGCGGTTGTAAGTTCCGCAATAACGTCGGCAACTTTGGCGGCTTCCTTTCCATTAACAAACTTTCGCAGTAAATCCCATGACACAGACAGAATCAGCGATTCTGGCGCACGCCCGGCGATGTGCGCCAGCGGAGTCGTGCGGCTTCGTGGTAAGCACGCCGGAGGGGGAAAGATATTTCCCCTGTGTGAATATCTCCGGTGAGCCGGAGGATTATTTCCGGATGGCTCCGGAGGACTGGCTGCGGGCAGAGATGCAGGGTGAGATTGTGGCGCTGGTCCACAGTCATCCCGGTGGTCTGCCCTGGCTGAGTGAGGCTGACCGGCGGCTGCAGGTGCAGAGTGATTTGCCGTGGTGGCTGGTCTGCCGGGGGGAGATTCATAAGTTCCGCTGTGTGCCGCATCTCACCGGGCGGCGCTTTGAGCACGGGGTGACGGACTGTTACACACTGTTCCGGGATGCTTACCATCTGGCGGGGATTGAGATGCCGGACTTTCATCGTGAGGATGACTGGTGGTGTAACGGCCAGAATCTCTATCTGGATAATCTGGAGGCAACGGGGCTGTATCAGGTGCCGTTGTCAGCGGCGCAGCCGGGCGATGTGCTGCTGTGCTGTTTTGGTTCATCGGTGCCGAATCACACCGCCATTTACTGCGGCGACGGCGAGCTGCTGCACCATATTCCTGAACAACTGAGTAAACGAGAGAGGTACACCGACAAATGGCAGCGACGCACACACTCCCTCTGGCGTCACCGGGCATGGCACGCATCTGCCTTTACGGGGATTTGCAACGATTTGGCCGCCGCATCGACCTTCGTGTGAAAACGGGGGCTGAAGCCATCCGGGCGCTGGCCACACAGCTTCCGTCGTTTCGCCAGAAACTGAATGAGGGCTGGTATCAGGTACGGATTGCCGGGCGTGATGCAGGCGAAAATGAATTATCTGCCCGTCTTAATGAACCGCTGGCAAATGGTGCCGTGATCCACATCGTACCGCGTCTTGCGGGAGCAAAAAGTGGCGGTGTGTTTCAGGCGGTGCTGGGTGCGGCGTTGATTGCTACGGCAATCTGGATGCCGGGGATCAGTATCGCTTTCAGTGACATTCTCTTTTCAATGGGTGCGGCGATGACGCTTGGCGGTGTTGCACAGATGCTGGCACCGAAAGCGAGTACCGCAACAACGACCAGCACGGATAACGGAAAGCAGAACACCTATTTCTCATCACTGGATAACATGGTTGCCCAGGGCAATGTTCTGCCCGTTCTGTTCGGTGAAATGCGCGTGGGGTCACGTGTGGCATCTCAGGAGATCAGTACAGCTGATGAAGGTGATGGTGGTGAAATTGTGGTGATTGGTCGCTGATGGAACATGTTTTATGTGAAACCGCCTGCGGGCGGTTTTGTCGTTTATGGAGCATGAGGAATGGGTAAAGGCAGCAGTAAGGGGCATACCCCGCGCGAAGCGAAGGACAACCTGAAGTCCACGCAGTTGCTGAGTGTGATCGATGCCATCAGCGAAGGGCCGATTGAAGGTCCGGTGGATGGGTTAAAAAGCGTGCTGCTGAACAGTACGCCGGTGCTGGACAGTGAGGGGAATACCAATATCTCCGGCGTCACGGTGGTGTTCCGGGCAGGTGAGCAGGAGCAGACTCCGCCGGAGGGATTTGAATCCTCCGGTTCCGAGACGGTGCTGGGTACGGAAGTGAAATATGACACGCCGATCACCCGCACCATCACGTCTGCAAATATCGACCGTCTGCGCTTTACCTTCGGTGTGCAGGCACTGGTGGAAACCACCTCAAAAGGGGATCGGAATCCGTCGGAAGTCCGCCTGCTGGTTCAGATACAGCGTAACGGTGGCTGGGTGACGGAAAAAGACATCACCATTAAGGGCAAAACCACCTCGCAGTATCTGGCCTCGGTGGTGGTGGATAACCTGCCGCCGCGCCCGTTCAGTATCCGGATGCGCAGGATGACACCGGACAGCACCACAGACCAGCTGCAGAACAAAACGCTCTGGTCGTCATACACCGAAATCATCGATGTGAAACAGTGCTACCCGAACACGGCACTGGTTGGCGTACAGGTGGACTCAGAGCAGTTCGGCAGTCAGCAGGTGAGCCGTAATTATCATCTGCGCGGGCGTATTCTGCAGGTGCCGTCGAACTATAACCCGCAGACGCGGCAATACAGCGGTATCTGGGACGGAACGTTTAAGCCAGCATACAGCAATAACATGGCCTGGTGTCTGTGGGATATGCTGACCCATCCACGCTACGGCATGGGGAAACGTCTTGGTGCGGCGGATGTGGACAAATGGGCGCTGTATGTCATCGGCCAGTACTGCGACCAGTCAGTGCCGGACGGCTTTGGCGGCACGGAGCCGCGCATCACCTGTAATGCGTACCTGACCACACAGCGCAAGGCGTGGGATGTGCTCAGTGATTTCTGCTCGGCGATGCGCTGTATGCCGGTATGGAACGGGCAGACGCTGACGTTCGTGCAGGACCGGCCGTCGGATAAGGTGTGGACCTATAACCGCAGTAATGTGGTGATGCCGGATGATGGCGCGCCGTTCCGCTACAGCTTCAGCGCCCTGAAGGACCGCCATAATGCCGTTGAGGTGAACTGGATTGACCCGAACAACGGCTGGGAGACGGCGACAGAGCTTGTTGAAGATACGCAGGCCATTGCCCGTTACGGTCGTAATGTCACGAAGATGGATGCCTTTGGCTGTACCAGTCGGGGGCAGGCACACCGAGCCGGGCTGTGGCTGATTAAAACGGAACTGCTGGAAACGCAGACCGTGGATTTCAGCGTGGGCGCAGAAGGGCTTCGCCATGTGCCGGGCGATGTTATTGAAATCTGCGATGATGACTATGCGGGTATCAGCACCGGCGGGCGCGTGCTGGCGGTGAACAGCCAGACCCGGACGCTGACGCTCGACCGTGAAATCACGCTGCCATCCTCCGGTACCACGCTGATAAGCCTGGTTGACGGAAGCGGCAATCCGGTCAGCGTGGAGGTCCAGTCCGTCACCGACGGCGTGAAGGTAAAAGTGAGCCGTGTTCCTGACGGCGTTGCAGAATACAGCGTGTGGGGGCTGAAGCTGCCGACGCTGCGCCAGCGCCTGTTCCGCTGTGTGAGTATCCGTGAGAACGATGACGGCACGTATGCCATCACTGCCGTGCAGCATGTACCGGAAAAAGAAGCCATCGTGGATAACGGGGCGCACTTTGACGGCGACCAGAGCGGCACGGTGAATGGTGTCACGCCGCCAGCGGTACAGCACCTGACCGCAGAAGTCACCGCAGACAGCGGGGAATACCAGGTGCTGGCGCGCTGGGACACGCCGAAGGTGGTGAAGGGCGTGAGCTTTATGCTTCGCCTGACCGTGGCAGCGGATGACGGCAGTGAGCGGCTGGTCAGCACGGTCCGGACGACGGAAACCACATACCGCTTCAGGCAGCTGGCGCTGGGAAACTACAGGCTGACAGTCCGGGCGGTAAATGCGTGGGGACAGCAGGGCGATCCGGCGTCGGTATCGTTCCGGATTGCCGCCCCGGCAGCGCCGTCACAGATTGAGCTGACGCCGGGCTATTTTCAGATAACCGCCACGCCGCATCTTGCGGTTTATGATCCGACGGTACAGTTTGAGTTCTGGTTTTCTGAAACGAAGATTTCAGATGTCTCACAGGTGGACAAATCTGCCCGCTATCTTGGTACGGCACTGTACTGGGTAGCCTCCGGCCAGAATATTAAGCCGGGCCATGATTATTATTTTTATATCCGCAGTGTGAATACCATTGGTAAATCGGCATTCGTGGAGGCTGTCGGCCAGCCGGGTAATAATCCTGAAGAGTATCTCAATTTTTTTGAAGGGAAAATAAACAGCACCCTGCTGGGGCAGGAGCTGAATGATCGTATTAATGCCTCTGCATTGCGCAGTGAAGTTGAGCAACTGGAGGATGAGGTCAATCAGCGACTGGAGAGTGATATTGCCGAGGTGACCCAAAAAATCGGGGAAACTGAAAACAGCCTCACGCAGCTGGTTGCTAAAAAAAATGATGAGCAGTCACTGGCCATATCCCAGGTGAGTCAGAAAGTGGACAACGTCAGTAGCGAACTCACGCAAACGGTCAGTCAGAGTAATGAGGAGAATGCACGCCAGATAGCGCAGGTTCGTCAGTATGTGGATGAAAAAAGCAGTGAAATCATCTCGACGACAGACAAAAAACTGGGCGAGCAGGAAGCAACAATCCAGCAGATACAAAAGGTTCAGACAGACACCAGTAATAACCTGAACAGTATGTGGGCCGTGAAACTGCAGCAGATGCAGGATGGTCGCCTTTACATTGCGGGTATCGGTGCCGGTATTGAGAATACCCCTGACGGTATGCAGAGTCAGGTGCTGCTGGCGGCAGACAGGATTGCGTTCATTAATCCGGAGAACGGTAACACCACTCCAGCACTGGTCACGCAGGGGGGACAGACGTTTCTCAATGAAGCGCTGATTAAGACCCTTATTGCTCCCACAATTACCAGTGGTGGCAATCCTCCGGCATTTTCCCTGACATCAGACGGAAAGCTGACCGCTAAAAATGCGGATATCAGTGGCAGTGTGAATGCGAACTCAGGGACGCTCAACAACGTCACGATAAATGAGAACTGTCAGATTAAGGGGAAACTGTCCGCCAACCAGATTGAAGGCGATATTGTCAAAACGGTCAGCAAGTCTTTCCCCCGCACGAGCACTTATGCCAGCGGCACCATTACGGTCACGATTAGTGATGATCAGAAGTTTGACCGACAGGTCATGATCCCGGCTCTGCTGTTTAAAGGAAGCAGGAAGGAAAATTATGGCAGTAATAATCAACAGTCTTATGTTTATTCTGTATGCCGTTTGCAGGTAACGAAAAACGGGACAGAAATTTTTAACCAGTCAACAACGGATGCTCCGGCGGTTTTTTCTTCCGTTATTGATATGCCTGCGGGGCAGGGAACGTTGACGTTAAAGTTTACGGTCTCTTCTTCAATGGTCAATAACTGGACACCGACAACCAGTATCAGCGATTTGCTTGTTGTGGTGATGAAGAAATCCACCGCAGGTATCACGATTAGCTGAATTTTATAACCCATATACGGGCGCCAGAAATGGCGCCTTTTTTATTGCAGAAAAGCGAGAGGTAATTATGCGTAAATTATGTGCTGTTATTCTGTCCGCAGTAGTCTGGCTGGTTGCCGCTGGTACGCCAGCGAGCGCAGCAGAGCATCAGTCCACACTAAGCGCCGGGTATCTTCAGACCCATACTGATATGCCAGGCAGCGATGACCTGAAGGGCATTAACGTGAAATACCGTTATGAATTTACGGACACGCTGGGGCTGGTGACGTCATTCAGCTATGCAGGAGACAAGAATCGCCAGCTGACCCGTTACAGCGATACCCGCTGGCATGAAGATTCCGTGCGTAACCGCTGGTTCAGCGTGATGGCGGGTCCGTCTGTACGCGTGAATGAATGGTTCAGTGCGTATGCGATGGCGGGTGTGGCTTACAGCCGTGTGTCGACCTTCTCCGGGGATTATCTGCAGGTGACCGACAGCAAGGGGAAAACGCACGATGTGCTGACCGGAAGTGATGACGCTCGCCACAGTAACACCTCTATGGCGTGGGGAGCTGGCGTGCAGTTTAACCCGACCGAATCGGTGGCCATTGATGTCGCTTATGAAGGTTCCGGCAGTGGCGACTGGCGCACTGACAGTTTCATCGTAGGTGTCGGTTATAAATTCTGATTAGTAGTACAGCGTGATGAAAGCCCGCCGGTTCAGGCGGGCTTTTTTGTGGGGTGAATATGACGGTTAAGATTTCAGGTGTACTGAAAGATGGAGCAGGCAAACCGGTACAAAACTGCACCATTCAGCTAAAGGCCAGACGCAACAGCACCACGGTGGTGGTGAACACGGTGGCCTCAGAAAATCCGGATGAAGCCGGGCGTTATAGTATGGACGTTGAGTATGGCCAGTACAGCGTCACCCTGCTGGTTGAAGGTTTTCCGCCTTCGCATGCCGGGACCATCACAGTGTATGAGGATTCAAAGCCGGGTACGCTGAATGATTTTCTCGGCGCAATGACGGAGGATGATGCCCGTCCGGAGGCACTGCGCCGTTTTGAACTGATGGTGGAAGAGGTGGCGCGTAACGCGTCCGCAGTGGCACAGAATGCGGAAGCCGCGAAGAAGTCAGCCAGCGATGCCAGCACATCTGCCAGTGAGGCGGAAACCCATGCGACTGATGCTGCAGACTCAGCACGCGCAGCCAGCACGTCAGCCGGACAGGCTGCATCATCTGCTCAGTCAGCATCTTCCAGCGCAGGAACAGCATCAACAAAGGCCACTGAAGCCTCAAAAAGTGCTGCCGCTGCAGAGTCCTCAAAAAGTGCGGCGGCCACCAGTGCCAGTGCCGCGAAAACGTCAGAAACGAACGCGGCAGCGTCACAACAATCCGCAGCCACCTCAGCATCCACCGCGACCACGAAAGCGTCAGACGCTGCCACCTCAGCCCGGGATGCGGCGGCTTCAAAAGAGGCGGCAAAATCATCAGAAACGAGCGCAGCCTCGAGCGCCAGTAGTGCAGCTTCCTCGGCTACGGCGGCAGGAAATTCCGCGAAGGCGGCAAAAACGTCCGAGACGAACGCCAGGGCTTCTGAAACGGCAGCGGAACAGAGTGCCTCCGCAGCAGCAGACTCAAAAACAGCGGCTGCGTCGTCTGCCAGTGCCGCGTCAACAAGTGCCGGGCAGGCCTCAGCCAGTGCCACCGCCGCCGGGAAATCGGCGGAAAGCGCGTCGTCATCAGCGACAACAGCTACCGCAAAAGCGACTGAGGCGACGAATCAGGCTACAGCTGCTAAAAATTCAGCATCGGCAGCAAAATCCTCTGAAACAAATGCAAAGACTTCAGAAGACAATGCCGCTTCCTCTAAGGCGGCAGCTGCTGAATCTGCAAGTTCTGCGTCTGCATCAGCCACCTCGGCGTCCGCTTCAAAAGATGAGGCGATCAGGCAGGCGTCAGCTGCGAAGGGTAGTGCTTCAACGGCATCCACGAAAGCAACAGAGGCGGCAGGCAGTGCGACGGCTGCATCTCAGAGCAAAACTGCTGCTGAATCCGCTGCGACCCGTGCGGAAGCTGCTGCTGATCGTGCTGAAGAGATTGCCGGTGCGGTTGCGATGGAAGACGCAAGCCTTACCACTAAAGGTGTTGTGAAACTTAGCAGTGCTGTCGACAGCACCAGTGAATCGCTGGCCGCAACGCCAAAGGCAGTTAAAGCAGTCAATGACAATGCGAACAGCAGGGTGCCATCTGACCGAAAAATTAACGGGAAAGCACTGACTGGGGATATCACATTAACGCCGAAAGATATTGGTACTTTAAATTCAGTAACGATGTCTTTCTCTGGCGGGGCTGGGTGGTTCAAACTGGCTACGGTTACCATGCCACAAGCGAGTTCCATCGTTTACATCACATTGATTGGTGGTGCCGGATACAACGTCGGCTCCCCACAGCAGGCAGGTATTTCAGAACTGGTTCTACGAGCAGGCAATGGAAACCCCAAAGGGATTACCGGAGCTTTGTGGAAGCGTACAGCCGTCGGATTAACGAATTTCGCCTGGATCAACACATCCGGCGATACATATGATATTTACGTTGAGACTGGCAATTATGCGACGAGTGTAAATATCCATTGGGATTGTACTGCAAATGCGTCAGTTTCTGTTTATACATCGCCAGCCTATTCAGCGAGTAAGCCTTCCGGCGTTACCGATGGTGTTGTTTATACGATGTATAGCTCACATCAGAAACCTACACCATCAGATATTGGAGCACTGCCAACAACCGGAGGAACAGTTTCAGGTCCGTTGTCTGTTACTGGTGGGATCACCGGGGCACTGAAGGGGAACGCCGATACCGCGACGAAACTTGCGGCAGCCAAAAAAATTAACGGTGTTAAGTTTGATGGCTCGGCGGATATTAATCTCACGCCGGAAAATATTGGTGCATTTGCCCTACGTGCGACGGGGGCTTATGCGGATTCGGATGGAGCCGTTCCGTGGAATGCTGAATCCGGTGCATATAATGTCACGCGTTCTGGCGACTCCTGTCTTGTTGCAAACTTTTATACCGGTGTGGGGAGTTGCCAGACTCTCCAGATTCGCGCTCATTACAAGAATGGCGGTCTGTTTTACCGTTCTTCGCGTGATGGTTATGGCTTTGAGGAAGACTGGACTCAGATTTATACCAAAAAAGACAGCATTCCGGGAGTAAATACGACAGGTAACCAGAACACTACGGGTAATGCGGCAACAGCTACAAAACTACAGACGGCAAGAACTATCGGCGGTGTGAGCTTTGATGGTACTGCGAATATTAACTTGCCTGGTGTTAATACGACTGGTAACCAGAGCACTACAGGCAATGCAGCTACTGCCACGAAGTTGCAGACAGCGCGTACTATTAATGGCGTGTCGTTTGACGGTTCGGCAAATATTTCTCTGTCACCAGCAAATATTGGTTGCCCGGCATCTCCAACTGGCTGGTTAGGCACAGGGAGTAATGGTGCATCAATAACAACGGCTCAGTTAGTGACGATATTGCAGAATAATGGTGCCTTCAATACAAAAGCATGGGTGGCACGCTGTGCCTGGGCATACGCTGACAGCGCCTCCATACCAGACAGTGAAACAGGCTGCGGCATTATTCCACTGGCGGGGGCGGTGATAGAAGTATTCAGCCACAGTGCAACTTATTACACCATTCGAATAACAACAGCCACGACGACAAGTGTCTCTGGCGCACTCACTAATGCGGAATTTATCTATGTGTTTAATGGCACAGCTTATTCCCCCGGATGGCGTCGTGCACTGAACACAAAGAAACTGCCCACACCGCTTGAAATTGGCGCTTACAGCATATCGGAGATTAACCAACTCAATAAAAGTTTTATCACGTCATCAAAACTCGAAGGCGGCTCGTTAGATGCAAACTTCCAGACGTTAAGTTGTTATTATTTGCAAATATTCGACATTCAGACAACAACCGATAGTCCTAACATGTTCGTAAGTCCGGTTGCTGGTTACAACATGGTATTTCGTTCGACTTCATCCCGTCGATACAAGACGGATATCGAGTCTTTAGAGAACAGGTACGCGGACGAGTTGTTGAAACTTCGTCCTGTATGGTATCGCTCGACTTGTGAAAGGGACAGAAAGGACTGGGGACATTATGGCCTTATTGCAGAAGAAGTCGGAGAGATAGCACCGCAATATGTTCACTGGCGTCCTCTTACAGACGAGGATGATCCAGGTATAGCGTCTGATAATGGGATGGTTGCAGAAGGCGTGATGTATGACCGTCTGGTTGTTCCACTCATTCATCATATTCAGAAACTGACAAAAAGGGTTGAGGAGCTTGAAGCAAAGTTAAAGCTATCCGAGCTATAA